AGACTTGATGAACTACAAACCCGTTGAGAAGACTGATGGCGACAAGTAAAGATAAAGTTAAGGAAAGTCAAACAGCCACATCTGGTGGTCGAAAGTTTGATGGTGATAAGACTGAATACGGTTTAGTGCCTCCATTAGCTTTGGAAGAAATTGCAAAGGTGTTAACCTTTGGAGCACAGAAGTATGAACGTGATAACTGGCAACGTGTTCCTGATTCTAAGCGCCGTTATTTTGATGCACTTCAGCGTCACCTCTGGGCTTATAAACGTGGAGAAGCAATCGATCCAGAATCTGGATTACATCACCTTGCACATGCAGGATGTTGCTTAATGTTCCTATACGAACATGATGTAAAATACTCAAAGGAATAATATGATGTGGTCTTGGGAAAAGAAAGAAAAAGACATTGATCAAGCTGTTAATAAAATTGAAGCAAAAGTTGATGAATTGATTGCAGAGCGTGACGCTCTTAAGAAACAACTTGAAGATATGACTAAATTATTGTCTGATGAACCATTTGCATTAGACTTTGAAGTTGTAAAAGTCTTTAGTATTGAACGCAACATCCACAATGATGAACCATGCACTATCATTGGTTATCTTGGCGAAAACCAAAACATGGTTGAATGGTATTGGTATTGCTCATCACGTCGTCATAAAGAATTAGTCGAAGCATTTGAAAACTTTAAGATTGTTCGTGACATACGTGTGTACAACAAAGAATAACCGTGATATAATATAACAAAGGAAATTATTATGAAACTATCAACTGATACACTAACAGTTCTTAAGAACTTCTCAACTATTCAACCTAACATTGTGTTTCGCAATGGTAATGAGTTGAAGACTATTGCAGAAGCTAAGAACATTGTTGCTAAGGCAACTATCCCTGAGACTATCCCTCAAGACTTTGGCATCTATGATTTGAATGACTTCTTGTCTTCAATGTCTTTGTTTACAAATCCAACAATGGCATTCTCTACAGATAGCAAGAGTGTGACCTTGTCAGAAGGTAAGTCTTCATTGAACTACTTCTTCTCTGATGAAAGCTCATTGACATACCCTCAGAAGGATGTCGCAATGCCTCCAATCGATGTGAGTTTTGTATTGACTGCAGATACTCTTAAAGCACTACAACGTGCTACATCATTGCTTTCAGTCTCAACAGTCGCAGTTGAAGACGCTGGCACAGGTATTGTCCTTCGTGTTAAGGACCCAAAGAATTCAACTTCCAATTCCTTTGGTACAGAAGTTGATGGTTCACCTAATGGGCATACCTTCAAGTTCCATTTTGACATCACTAATTTTAAGTTAGTTCCAGGTGACTATGATGTTGAAATCTCTGGTAAGTTAATTTCCCACTTTAAGCATAAGACTCTCCCAATTGAATATTGGATTGCTCTTGAAAAAACATCAACCTACGAGGCATAATAAATGAGTGCATTGAATATTAATGATCTAGCAATGGTTGTAAAAATCATTGACTTAGGTTCTGAGAAGGGTATCTTTAAAGGCCCAGATCTAAAACCTGTTGGTGATCTTCGCGAACGTATTGTCGGATTCATCCAAGAAGTGGAGCAACAAAATGCTAGTAACCCAACTGAGTAACCCATCAGATCGTAAAGCAGTCTATGACGCTCTACGTGAAATCTCAAATTCATTGACTCGCATGGAAGCAGAACGTGATTTGATCAAGGAAACTTTGAACATGGTTAAAGACCAATTTGAACTTCCTCCAAAATACACTCGCAAACTTGCTAAGATTTATCATAAGCAAAACTTCCAAGAATTGAAAGCTGAACAAGCTGAAGTTGAAGATCTGTACGAAAAAATTACAGGCTAAAAGTGTGATATAATAGATGGTATACCTAGTGTGTACCATCTTTCTTTTTATTATGGAGTCGTGAATGCAAGATCAATTCTTGTGGGTCGAAAAGTATCGTCCTCAAACTATCGAACAGTGTATCCTTCCAAAGGCACTGAAAGAAACCTTTCAACAAATCGTTGATAAAGGTGAACTACCTAACCTCATGCTTGCAGGTACAGCAGGTCTAGGTAAGACAACTGTTGCTCGAGCTCTATGCGAACAGCTCGGCATTGACTATATTGTCATTAACGCATCTGAAGATGGTAACATTGATACCCTTCGTACAAAGATTCGTCAATTCGCATCTACAGTCTCACTCCAAGGTGGATACAAATGTGTTATCCTTGATGAGGCAGACTATCTAAATCCTCAATCTACTCAACCAGCTTTACGTGGTTTCATTGAAGAATTTGCAAACAACTGCCGTTTCATTCTTACATGTAACTTCAAGAATCGTATCATTGAGCCTCTTCACTCACGTTGTGGTGTAATTGACTTCCGCTTCGAAAAGAAGACCTTGGCAGGATTATGTGGTCAATTCATGAAGAGGCTCGGTGATATCCTTACTAAAGAAGGTATTACCTTTGAAGAATCAGTTCTTGCTGAATTGATTATGAAGCATGCACCTGATTGGCGTCGTGTTTTAAATGAAGCTCAACGTTATGCTATCAATGGTTCTATTGATGCTGGCATCTTAGTTACTATGTCAGACAAATCTGTTAAGGATTTGATGGAAGCTTTGAAGACTAAAAACTTTAAAGGCATGCGTGAATGGGTAGTCAATAACATTGATACTGAACCTCATGCAATCTTCCGAAAAGTGTATGATACATTGAATGAAGTTCTAAAGCCAGCATCAATTCCACAAGTGATTTTGATCTTAGCTGACTATCAATATAAGAATGCATTCGTTGCAGACCATGAATTGAATGTGGTTGCATGTATGACAGAAGTTATGGCATCAGCGGAGTTCAAATGAGAGCAGATATATATTTCAAAGAAGGATTCTGGTGTGTAGATTTTATCGACGATAACGATGAGATGCTACCATCAGTTGGAATGTTTACATCCCTTGAAGATGCAAACTCAGCAGCACGTATTTGGACTAAAGGTGACTACGAAAATGTGGGCATTGTGGGCAAAAGCACTAGGTGAAAAGGCGAGTGAGTGTGATAAAGAAGCTGATAAGGTAGCTATCATACGAACTCTTATTGTTATGTGTTACATCGTCACAAACGTGTTTATTGTGGCAGGTGTTATTAGACATTGGTAAATATATTATGAAACGTTGTGGAATTTATGACTTTGAGACATTGACTCAAGATACTATTAATGGTGTTGTTTTGTCTATGGCTCTATTGGAATTTGATGAAGATCGTTATGTGACTAATCCTTATACGTATGAAGAGTTGCTTACAAATTCACGTATGATTAAGTTTGATGTTGAGGAACAAGTTAAGAAGTATAAGCGTACTATTAACCCCGATACTCTTCGTTGGTGGGGTGAGCAATCTAAGGAAGCTCAGAAAGTTCTGAAGCCTTCTGTTGAAGATGTATCTATTGATAAGTTACATGCATTCATTGTCTTAAACATTAAAGACCCATTGAAACTTAAGAAGACATACACTCGTGGTAACACCTTTGATTGTATCTTCCTTGAGCATATCATGCGTGCTACTGGTAAGCCAGATCCATTCAATTGGCGTGGTATTCGTGACACTCGATCTATGATTGAAGGTATGTCATGGGGCACTGATATGGACAATGGTTATATTCCTGAAGGCTTAGCCGCAAAGTTCATTGCTCACGATCCACGTCATGATATCGTAATGGATGTTATGCGTATGCAAGAACTTGCTCGAGCTTTAGCATGAATCCCTTTGACTTCATTACAGCAATCTGTGACAGTAAGAAAGAACTGATCACAGACGATATTACTGAAAAAGCATACAATCCTTTCATGGTGAATAGATCCCTTTCCTATCACTATGACACTGTTCTCTTAGCCAATGAGATGAATCAAAGAGCTTTTCTCGACAAAAAGCTTCAATTTGATTTTCTTATAAATACGGTTAGGAAGAAAAAACGCTTTGCTAAATGGGTAAAGCCAATTTCTTCTGATGACTTGGAAGTGGTCAAATCGTATTATGGCTATAGCAATGAGAAGGCTCGAAAGGTTTTACCTTTGCTTAGCGATGACCAAATGGGACAATTGAAGCAAAGGATATTCAAAGGTGGAAAATAACGAGAAGAGCGTCGAGTGGACACCAGCATCAATGCTGGAAGTTACACTAAACGAGCCGGACGATTTTCTAAAAGTACGTGAAACATTAACACGCATTGGCGTAGCATCACGTAAAGATAGAAAGCTATATCAATCATGTCATATCTTGCATAAGCAAGGTCGATATTTTATCGTTCATTTTAAAGAACTATTTGTGTTAGATGGTAAACCATCAACTATCACAGAGAATGACATTCAACGTCGTAATACAATCGCAGTGCTGCTATCAGACTGGGGTCTAATCACGATAAATAGTAATGAACAAGCTAAAGATCGCGCTCCATTGAGGCAGATCAAAGTTATCTCGTTCAAAGAACGCAATGAATGGGAACTGTGTCCGAAGTATAACATCGGCAACACACGTAAAGACTTCTAAATTCTCCGGGATGGGAACATGGCGGCAGTAACCATGTAAACAACTGTCACTAACCTACCTTAGGGTCCGTTGTCGCTTACGGTTATAGGCGTCCGTGCAATTGCACTGTCATACGTAATTGACGCTGGATAAAGTAACCAGCTTTATTAGTATGCCATATTGGGTACTATAATTTTATTTCGCTTAAAAGGAAAACAAAAATGACACAAAAACAATTCACACCATCATTCTTTAGTCAAGATATCTTCAAGGACTTTGATAAGTTCTTCGTAGGCTTCGACGAGCAATTCGAGAAGATGCAAACTTTGCATGACGACTTGACTAAGAACATTCCAAACTACCCTCCATTTAACGTTCGCAAGAATGGTAACACCTACACTATTGAAGTAGCTGTTGCTGGCTTTGCTGAGCATGAAATCGACATCACTATTGACGGTGGTAAGTTAATTGTTAAAGGTAATGTAGAATCTAAGGAAGCTGAAGATACTCTATTGTTTAAAGGTATCTCTAATCGTGCGTTTACTCGTGCATGGGCTATTGGCGATCAGTATGAAGTTAAGGATGCAGAGTTGTTCAATGGCATGTTAAAAATTGCTCTTGATAAACTTGTACCTGAAGAAAAGAAAGCCAAGAAAGTTCCAGTTAAAACTGGTAGCTCACATAAGCAATACCTAACTGAAAGTGATCTATGAAAATTCTAACATACATTAGAAACTTTATTCAATCATTCAAAGATTACAAGACTGGAAAAGTCAAATAAAGAACAAGGGACTTCGGTCCCTTTAACGTTATGATACCAAGAAAACTATATTCTGTCTTTGATAAGTCTACACTATTAGAACACCTCTGTTCACTTCAAGGTGAAGATCGTCGTCTTCGCTTTGGTGGAACTGTATCAGATAACTACATTACTGAATATGTAGAAAACTCGTGGGAAAACGATTCTACATGGTTTGGTTACACAATGCACTCAAGAATCATAGCTGCATGCCACGTTGCTATAGATAAAGAGGAAGCCGAATTAGGATGTTCAGTTGACTCTGAATATCGCGGTTACGGCTTGGCTCAATCTATGTTCAACAGAGCAGTTACTTATTTGAGATCGCATAACATCACTAAAGTTTACATGCATTGTCTTACTGAAAATCAAATCATGAGACATATTGCACGTAAGAATGACATGACACTTGTAAGTTGTTATGGAGAATCTGATGCTAGAGTTGAGGTGGAACCACCAACATCAATGACAGCATTAGAAGATGTGTACTTAGATAGAATGGCAATGTACGACATGTTGATTAGAAGCCAAGCAGAAGTATATAGTTCTGTATTGGAAAAAATGACAAATGGCGCGCAAAAAGTTCATATCTTTGGACGTAATTGAAAAAGACGACTGGATTATTAAAGCAAGTTCTTATAAGAATTACATCCTACTTGTAATTCTTAATAAAGAGACTGGTTCATTTGCTATTCAACATACGGATGACGAATATAAAGCAAATTTGATTATTGAATACATCATTGAAAAAGGAGAATTATGATGGAAATTAAGTGCTACCAATTAATTAATGGTCAGGACATCATGGGTGAAGCTACTGACATGGGCGAGACAATCGTTCTACGTAAGCCAGCATCAATCCATTTGGTACCTTCTCAACAAGGTAACCAACAATCATTTGGTGTGGCTTTAATGCCATTTACACCTTATGCAGAATTTGATAAGGTTACACTCCGCAAGGATAAAATCATGCTCGAATTCGATGCTACTGTAGACCTTGCAAACAACTACAGTAAAATGTTTGGCAGCGGAATTCAAATCGCAAATGTAATGCCTTAAACCTGTACAGCAGGTAAAAACTGTGATATAATAGATTCATGCAAAATGAATTTTATACAAACTTGAGTCGCTATGGTAACTCTATCTTATATCGTGGTTACAAAGATGGTAAACGGATCCAATACAAGGTTCCGTTTGCTCCAACTCTTTTCGTACCCGTAGAAAAACCCACAGAATTCAAAACACTCGATGGTAAGTATGTTGAACCAGTCAAACTGGAAAACATGCGTGAAGCTAAAGAGTTCATGGAACGTTATCAAGACGTAGCCAACTTTGAAATCTATGGCAATACAAACTACCTTGCTCAATTCGTATCTGAGCATTGGCCAGTTGAAATCAATTTCGATCGTAACTTAATTAACGTTACCAACATCGATATTGAGGTGGAATCAGATGAAGGCTTCCCTGAACCAGAAGAAGCTAAATTCCCGATTACCGCCATCGCAATCAAAAACAACATTGACAATACTTTCTACGTCTGGGGATGTGGTGATTATGATGTGAGTAAATCCATCATGACTGAAAACCGTGTTGTCTACGTAAAGTGTCATGATGAACGTGAACTGCTAGTTCGCTTTATGGCTCATTGGAATTCTCCAGTGAATATGCCAGACGTTGTCACAGGTTGGAACATTCGTAACTTTGACATTCCATATATTGTTAACCGTACACTGCGCATCTGTGATGAAGACCTCGTTAAGAAGTTATCACCTTGGGGTCGTGTTGAGGAAAAGCAAATTACTATGATGAAGAAAGTGACTCAGGTTTATGAGATCATTGGTATTCCTCAAGTAGATTACATGGACTTGTTTAAGAAGTTTGGACACTCATTCGGTCCACAAGAATCATACAGTTTGAATCACATTGCATCGGTTGTGCTTGGTGAAACTAAACTTGCGTATGATGGTACACTATCATCGCTGTATCACACTGATCACCAAAAGTTTATTGACTACAACATCCGTGACGTTGACTTGGTTGACCGCATGGAAGATAAGATTGGTTTGATTACATTGTGTTTCACTATGGCATACAAAGCTGGTGTAAACTATAATGATACGTTTGGTACTACAGGAATCTGGGATACACTGATCTATCGCTTCCTTAAGAAGCAAAACATTGTGGTACCACCAAACAAAGATTCATTCAAGTCTGATTACGCTGGTGGATACGTTAAAGACCCTCAATGTGGTGTACATGATTGGGTTGCATCCTTTGACGTTAACTCACTTTATCCTAACATCATTGTGCAATGGAACATGAGTCCTGAGACAATTATGAAAGGTCGTTACGATCATCGTGTTACGCCTGATTCTATCCTCGAGGGTTACATCCCTGAGAAGGTTGAAGGTGTTGGCATCTGTGGTTCAGGTCAAATGTTCTCTAATGCAAAGCAAGGTTTCATGCCTCAAATTATTGAACAACTATATGATGAACGTGTCTTTATTAAGAAGCAAATGATTGCCTCTAAGAAAGAATTGGAAGTTGCTGATAAGACTAACAAGCAAGAAATCTATCGCATTGAACGTGATATTGCTCGATATGAAAACCAACAAACTTCTATTAAGCTTCTACTCAACTCACTTTATGGTGCGTTAGGTAACAAGTACTTCCGATACTTCACGATGGAAATCGCTGAAGGTATTACACTATCAGGTCAAATGATTATTCGTTGGGCTGAGAAGCATGTTAATGATTACCTGAATAAGGCTCTAAGGAATAAGGATTACAAAGATTATGTTATTGCTATTGATACTGATTCTGTTTATGTGGCGCTTGAACAGATCGTTAAAAGCACGGGACTCACAGACAAAGTAAAGATCACCAACTTACTTGATAAGTTATGTTCTGATTCGCTTGAATCTGTTTTGGACAAGTGCTTTAATAATCTATCCACATCAATGAATGTGCATAAGAAACGCATCACTATGAAGCGTGAAGCTATTGCTGATCGTGCTATCTGGGTTGCTAAGAAACGATACATCCTAAACGTATTGGATAACGAAGGTGTTAGATATGCTAAACCGAAACTCAAGATTATGGGGATCGAAGCCATCAAGTCGTCGACTCCTGGCACTTGCCGTGAAGCGTTTGAAGAGTTGTTCCAAGTGCTCATCAGCGGTACGGAAAGTGAAACTCAAGCTTTTATTAGCAAGTACAGAGAAACTTTCGAAGCACTCCCGCCGGAGGCAAAAGCTTTTCCACGCGGAGTTTCAGGCATTAAGAAATACATGGATAAGCAAACGCTCTATGTCAAAGGAACGCCTATCAACTCGCGTGCGGCAATCCTCTACAACAATCTATTAAAGCAACATAGCCTTAAGACTTACCCTCAGATTCGTGAAGGTGATAAGATCAAGTACATTCACTTGTATCCAAACAACCCAATGAAAGAAAACGTAATTGCTTTCATTGATGTCTTGCCTCCAGAATTTAAGTTGGATCGTTACATCGATAATGATACACAATTTGAAAAGGCATTCCTTGACCCTGCAAAATCGATCATCGAAGCTATCGGTTGGAAAGCAGAACCTACAGCTTCATTAGAGGACTTCTTTCAATGAAACCAGACGCATACGATATTTTAAACGCAGCTCTAACTATGTGGGGTCAACAAGCAATGGCTCACAATGATGCAACTGACATTAGGAAAAAGGCACTCGGTATGCCAATTCATGTGCTAACAAATTCTGGCATGTGTGAAATTAATAATGTTAAATACGATCCCGAATTCGGAATTGTATTTACTATTATAGAATAATATGATACAATATATCTTTAGGAGAAAATTATGAGTAGTAAATGGGTAAGTGATATTTCAGATATGCATACAAAGTTTGGCGTAAACAAAGTTTTGCGTGAACTTGATAAAGAAAAGCTTGAAGCATTCTTGAAGTTTCGTATTGACTTCTTACAAGAAGAACTTGATGAAATGCGTAAAGCGTTAGTTGATTATCAGGTTGGCGCTGTTGATGGTCTACAAGCGGCAGACGATACAGTTGATGCTTTGATTGATTTGTGTGTGGTTGCTATTGGTACACTAGATGCATTCGATGTTGATACAGATGAGTCTTGGAATCGTGTTCATGATAAGAACATGCAAAAGGAAGTTGGTATTAAAGCCTCTCGTCCAAATCCATTAGGTTTGCCTGATTTGATTAAGCCAGAAGGTTGGACTGCACCAATGCATCACGACAACATTGGTTTGTTATCTAAAGTGTATGGCTGTTAATTTTCCAACATACACTGATGCTGTTGCTGCAAATCGCCCGCCAATAATGGGCGACATTAGAAAGCGTACTGACTATAATACATGGACAGATATCGTTGAAATTTTTAATGGTACCGATTGGCAAGACATGAAGGTGCAGGAAAGTGTGACTAAAACTACAAATGGTAATTTTAGTATAACCAGTATTCCAGCACCAGCAGGTAACTATGCAGCAGTATCAACGGCAGCGACAACTATCAAAAATGATGTTGTAACTATGATCGAAAAGAACATCCGAGTTGCAGAAGTATATGACACTAAAACTCAGAAGCTTAAACGAGCAGAGTTACAATTCCGTGAAGGCCCAGGTTCTGTTTGGGAACCAATCCAACGTGTGAAACTATACGAATGAAATACTCTTTGACAGCCTTTGGTTCTATTTTCGATAATAAAACCCATAGGCAAATACATCATGATTCGTGGGAGTCTTTTGAAGCGATGCTATATAAGATGGCAGAGACTCCAGGATACAAACTAAAGAAGGGCGAGCGCAAAGCACCGAAAGGTCTTAAGGCGTCACCTCTAATTTCACCAGCAGTTTTCCCTGAAGGTAAGACTCGAGCTAACGATAATGTAACTGAGTGGGCAGGCTGGGCAGCACTTGATATTGATGATCACAAATTTGAAGGTGATCTTCAGAAAGAACTTCATGCTAAGTACGGCTCTTATTATTACGTTTGTTATTCTACTTCTAGTAGTACACTCGACCATCCAAAGTTTCGACTTGTATTCCCACTTAAAGTTTGTGTGCGAAAGGAGAACATCAAACAATTTTGGTACGCACTCAACAAGGAATTCGACGGACTCGGAGACGGGCAGACTAAGGACCTATCTAGAATGTATTATGTACCTGCTGTATATCCAGGTGCTAATAATTTTATTTTTACTAACGCTGGTGATTTTGTTAATCCTAATGCTTTAATTGAAAAGCATCCAATGGTTGTTGTACAAAACAGTGTACAGACATTCATGGATAGATTACCATTGGAAGTTCAAAAGAAAGTTCTTAATCATCGCGAAGAACTTCTAAAAGGTAAAGCTAATTATGACTATGAATGGTCGTCATATTCTGATTGCCCATTCGTCAACAAGAAAATGATTAATGATTATCGAATGATCTCTGGGTCTGATGGCTCAGGCCGTTATTCAATGATCTATAAAATCATGACATCAATCGCATGTAATGCTATCAAGCGTAAGTATCCTATTAGCTCTTCACAAATTGCTGAGATGATTCGACAACTTGATAGAGACACTGCAAACATCTACTCAAAACGACCATTGAACACTGAGGCTGAACGCGCATTAGAATATGCATATAAGACAGTTGAGATCATTTAACCCTGTACTGCGGGTTAAAACTGTGATATAATAGATCTATTCGTAACTAACCAATACATCATGAAATCTTGTGAACAACTTCAGCAACTTAATTCATTGCTGCTGAATTTAAACATTAATGAATTATGGTCTAATGCACAACATATTAGAACTGTAAAATTGACTAAGAAATTTACAATTGAAGATATTGTAAATGATAGTAAATTATTTACTAAGTCGTATGGTGTTTATAAAGTAACTGTTGTTGGATCTAAAGAAACTGCATACGTTGGAATGGCACTACGATCTAATGGCGCTCGTCGTGCTTATTCACATTTGTATTCTTTTATGAGTGGTCGTAAAACTGAATCAACTGGAAAGCATCTACGCAGTATTGTAGAGAATACTACTGATGGTGTTATTTTGACATTTGACTTTATCGATCTGACTAATACGCCATTGTTAATTTCAGCAATTGAGCAAAGATCAATTAAGCATTTTAAACCAATTATCAATTCACAAGTATGACTAACCAAGAAATCTTAGGTGACTTAGGCGAGATCTTCTATCAATCTCGCTTTGGCGGTACACTATCAAACTATAAGTATGATTCTGATAAAGATCTAGTGCATGATAATGGTGATGAAGTTGAAATTAAAACACAGTCGCGTCATCCCAATGGTTCATTTACTGTAAATGTAAAACATACAACTAACTTACGTAAATGCTTAAATGTCAAAAAACTAGTATTCATTGAATATAGTAATAGTGATACTATTATTGTTCATGAATGTACTAACAGAAAATATTACACTACAACAACTCGTGATGGGCGAACAATGGCATGTTTTGACATTGAAGAAATGACAGTTGTTGATAAAGTAACATTGCCTAAGTTAGCAAAACTTATGCGATATCACTCTAGCTCTAAAACTTTAAAATGGATCGACTAAATGAAATTTGATGAAGGCAAACCACAACTCGGTTTAATTCCACCAGAAGCACTGATTAAAATTGCTACAGTGCTTGGCTTTGGCGCTGCTAAGTATGGCGTCAACAATTGGCGTGATGATGGTGGTAACTCCCCTTGGATTCGCACTTACTCTTCAATCCAACGCCATCTAACTGCTTGGCATGCTGGCGAAGATCTTGACCCTGAATCAGGTCAGTCACATCTTGCTCATGCAACTACACAATTAATTATTCTCATGATCCACCAAATGGAACACCCTGAATGTGATGATCGCTATAAGAAGGAAGTAAAATGATTAGAAATTATGTAGACGATATTCGTCGTGAATTTATCCATAAGCTTGAAAATGAAAAGTTTGTAACTGATAAGGGTGGTCAAATGACTATCGAAATTATCAATGCCTCTTTCATTGCTGATGAGAATTCTATCTTTGGTGTAGTCAATGAAGACTATGTTGCTCGTGAACTTGAATGGTATCGCTCATTGTCATTGTGTGTGAATGATATTCCCGGCGGTCCACCTGCAATCTGGAAACAAGTTGCTGATAAGTATGGACGCATCAATTCAAATTATGGTTGGTGTATCTACTCTGCAGATAACGGTCATCAGTTCTCTAAAGTTGTAAATGAACTTGTTGCATCACCACTGTCTCGTCGTGCAACTATGATTTACATTCGTCCAACAATGCATGAAGATTATTGCCGTGATGGTATGTCTGACTTCATGTGCACCTACTCAACTCAATATTATATTCGTGATGGTAAACTGCATGCATCAGTGTTCATGAGATCTAATGATGCAGTATATGGTTATAAGAATGATTATGCATGGCAACATTATGTACATAAAGAAGTGCTTCAAGCAGTCAATGGTCGCAGCGGTACTGTATATGGTCTTGGTGATCTTCACTGGAATGCTGGTAGCTTACATGTCTATGAACGCCACTTTGATTTAATTGCTTGATATGAAAGAAACTAAGTGGGCTAATCGTTATATGTCTATGGCGAAAGAAGTTTCGTCATGGTCTAAAGACCCTAACACTAAGATTGGCGCAATCGCTGTAGGGTCTAAAGGTCAAATCTTGTCACAGGGATTTAATGGTTTCCCACGTGGTATTTTTGATTTTGAAGATCGTCTAAACGATAGAGAAACAAAGTACAAATACGTAGTTCATGCTGAAATGAATGTCATATATAATGCTACGTATTCTGGAATATCTTTAGACGGCGCTAAGCTTTTTGTTTATGGGTTACCTGTTTGTAGTGAATGCTGTAAAGGCGTCATTCAAGTGGGTATTAGTGAAGTCTATATCTCAGAAGAATGTTTAAATCTGCGACCACATTGGCATGAGTCATGGTTGCAATCTGCTGAGATGTTCAGCGAAGCAAATGTAAAGGTGTATGTAATATGAAAATCGCAATCATTATGGGACGTGGCATTGAAGGATGTGGCGTAACTAAGTTTACTGTAGAGCAAACTAAATGGTTAGCAAAGAATGGATATGACTTCACAGTCTTTTCATCAAAAGACAAGTCGTGGACTCGTAAGAATGCTCATGATGTTTCTAATGTTATCCAATTGAAGTTGGCCAAAGCAGACGAAGCACAAAAGATGATTGATGGTTGTAATGAAGCTGATGTAGTTATCATTAACAGTCTTCCATCTTTGTCACATCCAGAAGCAGCTATTGAGCAATTCAAGCGTGCTCTCAAGGAAATTAAAAAGCCAGTTGTATTGATTCAACATGATCACTCTTCATTGTCTATTAAGCGTAACGCTTGTATTGAAGAAGCTGTTAAGAAATCTGACATCTTGTTTGGTCACTCAGATACTAACGATTTTGCACGATATGTTACAGAGGTAACTGCATCTGGTCTTGATTCATTCATGGGTGGTGATGATACTAGTAAGACTATTCTTAACTTCCAGCCAGGCATTGATTTTGCTTCAGTACGTTCTAAGTATTGGAAAGATATCGCTGAGCAAGATGAACTCCACAATAAGTGGATTGGACGTACTACAAGTTGGAAAGGTTACAAACAAATGTTTGCATTCCACAATCAGTACTTACGTCCTAATGGTTATATTACTACCTTTGAAGGTATTGAAAAGTCACCAGCATATCTTGCTTTCCGTGAACTATCAGAGTTCCATGGCTTGATTGATAAAGATATTGCTACATCTTCAATTGCAATCAATCAACCAGCATATGTGTTTGGACCGTATGTTAATGAGCAAATGCTTGAACGTATGTCAAAGGTTGCGTTTGGTTATCAACTCTCTTTGTTAGATGAGCGATTCATCCAACGATCAATTGAATATACACATTGTGAACTTGCTGCAGTTGGTGTAGTACCAGTCTTCCGTAAAGCTTATGGCGAACGTTGTACTCATCGTGCTCAAGGTAAAAAGTTTATTGATTGTAAAGATACTGGAACGATTTGGCTTGATGATAACGATATGCAACCAGCCTTTGACGTACTAGATAAATTATCTAAAGACCGTGGAATGCGTAATGAGTATCGTGAAATGGCTTATGAATTCTATAAGTCACACCAAGATGCAGAACATACATTCAGTGAAATGATGACTCTTATTAAAGAAAGACTATGACAATTAAACATGCAAGTATCGTCCCGTTAATTGGTGGACAAACCTTGGGACAAGAGAAAGCTATGGGAAGTCGGCCTGAATGGCTGGCTTCTTTTGAAGCCTTTGCCTCCAATGATTCACATGCAGTGAATCACTATAAAGACCTTCCATATTACGTTATGGATAAAGGTACACACTCTCCAAGTAAAGTAAATGTCATCTCGACGACTTGCCCATGCGCAGGTCTGTCGTCGTTATCTGCAGGTGCTTCTTCTGATGCTGCTGCAAATGATTGGATGTATAAGACTGCTGAATTAGTTTTAGGTACATGGAAACCAGATGTGTTCTGGGGAGAGAATGCACCAGGGTTTGCTGGCAAGGTAGGCAAACCAGTCGTAGAGAAACTGCATGCAATTGCTAAAGAGCATGGTTATGTAATGTCAATCTATCGTACAAAATCTCAGCTTCATGGAATTCCACAAATTCGTGAACGTTCATTCTACTTTTTCTGGCGTGGTACTCGCGCACCAGTCTTCAACTTCTACAAGAAACCATGGACACGCATTGAAGACCTTATTGCCAATATGCCACAGAACTTAACTCAACATACTGTGACTAATGACAAAATTCCAACAAAGACTGATCCTTGGTATCGTTATGTGCTTGAGAAGATGGAAGGTGGAATCTCACATCGAGAGTTTTTCGACAAGATTGAAAAGACTGATAACGCGATGGACTGGGTAGAACGTAACAATGTTTCGTATCTAGAAGTAGGTAAATGGATGGCAGAGAATAACTATCCAAACATTGAAGCACGTTGTAAACGTATTCATGAGAAGTTAGGTCGCGGTGAAAATATCATGCGCAGATTGACTACCATTCCAAAGAATTACATTGGTGCTTTCGTTGGTCACTATCCAACTATGCTAACTCATCCTTATGAAGACAGATACATAACTTATAGGGAAGCAATGACAATCATGGGATTGCCTCATGACTTCGAGTTGTTAAACCCTAAGGCAAACTTGAACCACATCTGTCAAAACGTGCCAGTAGGTACCGCTTCAGACATGGCGTTCGAGATTAAAGAATTCCTTGAAGGTCGCAGAGATACAGTCGATGCAACAGATAGAATTCTTTTACAATACAACCACAGTGAATCTCAGGACTTCAGAGATATGATTGAAGTTCCAAAAGCTTCACTAGATGGTTTCTTCCTGTAATAAAATGTGATATAATAGTTCAATACTTTGGAGAATATAAAGATGGGTCTAATGGACAAACTAAAAAAGAATTCGAAAATCGAATACACTGCGGTGTTGGAAGATTCGAAGTTCTTTGGCGCAAAGGATATGATTACCACATCAGTTCCTATGATTAACGTTGCGTTGAGTGGCAAACTTGATGGTGGACTTACACCAGGACTTACAGTCTTGGCCGGTCCATCTAAACACTTTAAAACTGCATTCTCTTTGCTAATGGCAAAGGCTTATATGGACAAGTATCCTGATGCAGTTATGTTATTTTATGATTCTGAATTTGGTACACCACAAGCCTACTTCGATTCATTCGGTATTGATACCTCACGAGTATTGCACACACCAATCACTGACGTCGAGCAACTTAAGTTTGACGTTGTTGGTCAATTGAATAACCTTGAGCGTGGCGAAAAAGTTATCATCATCATTGACTCGATTGGTAACCTTGCTTCTAAGAAAGAATTGGAAGATACGTTGAATGAGAAGTCTGTTGCAGACATGTCTCGTGCTAAAGCGTTAAAAGGTTTGTTCCGTATGATTACACCATACTTGACATTGAAAGATGTACCAATGGTTGTAGTGAATCATACATACCAGGAAATGGGTCTATTCCCTAAGGCAATCGTTTCTGGTGGAACTGGTGTATATTACTCAGCTGATACGATTTGGATTCTAGGTCGTCAGCAAGATAAAGATGGTACTGAGATTAAAGGTTACCACTTCATCATTAACGTAGAAAAATCTCGATATGTTAAAGAAAAGTCTAAGATTCCTGTATCTGTTTCTTTCGACGGTGGCATTCAAAAGTATTCTGGCTTGCTTGATATTGCTTTGGCTGGTAACTTCGTCGTTAAACCTAATAACGGGTGGTATCAGAAAGTGGACCGAAACACAGGTGAGCTCGTGGGTACAAAAGTACGAGAGAAAGATACGCTCAATAAAGAATTCTGGCAAGACATTCTAGCCTCTGATGAATTCCAAAAGTATGTTACTGATAACTTCCTAATTGGCCATGCTGCCATGATGCAAGATAAGTATGAGGACATCGATGAAGATAACGAGTAACTCTTACTCCTTCGTTGAAAATGCCACCGTCAATGACGAGTGGCATGTAAAAGTCAATGAAGGTATGTTCAAAGATGTCGTATACAAATACGGTAAAATACAAGTAAAAGAAAAAGATGAAGAAGCTTTATTGAGTTTTCAATTTAAGGTAATAGATCTACCTGAACATCTAGATGAAGATGAACTAAACTCTAGTGTAGACTTTATGGACTTGCTAGGTGACATTCTTACTCATGTAATTGAAGACTCACTTGAAACTGGAAAATTTAAATTAGGTAATGATGATAAACCAACTGATTCTGAATCAACTGTGTACGAATGAAGAATACACACGAAGAGCAATTCCATTCCTCAAAGACGAGTACTTTGAGCGTGGTGAGAAATTACTCTTCGCTGTGGTTTCACGATTTGTCGAAACATATAATGTTGTTCCAACTGAAGCAGCATTAAAGATTGAACTGCAAAAGATTCCAAACGTACCGAATGAAATCTTTGACCAAGTTCATCAAGCATATCGTGCAGACCCAGTTGATATGGAATGGATGCTTAAACAAACTGAAAAGTTTTGCCAAGATCGTTCAATCTATCTTGCCATCATGGAGTCTATTCAGATTATTGATGGCAAGCATAAAGAACTAAGCAACAATGCAATTCCCGACATATTATCTAAGGCCCTTGGTGTCAGTTTTGACACTAACATCGGGCATGATTACATCGATAACTCTGATGACCGATATGATTTTTATCACAAAGTCGAAGGAAGACTGCCCTTTGATCTTGATTACTTCAACAAGATCACCAAAGGTGGATTGCCAAATAAGACGCTAAACATTATCCTTGCTGGTACAGGTGTTGGTAAGTCTTTATTCATGTGTCATATGGCAGGTGCCACTCTTACTCAAGGTAAGAATGTGCTATACATAACTATGGAAATGGCCGAGGAACGTATTGCTGAACGTATTGATGCCAACCTAATGAACATCCCAGTTGATCAATTGGAATCATTGCCGAAAGCCGTATACGACCAGAAGATTCAAAAGATCGCTCAGAAGAATATTGGTAAATTGATTGTTAAAGAGTATCCAACTGGAGCGGCCCACGTTGGTCACTTCAGAGCGTTACTAAATGAACTTAAACTTAAAAAGAATTTTAAGCCGGATATCATCTTTATCGATTACCTCAATATTTGCGCTTCTTCGCGAATTAAAGGACT